TCAAAAAAAGGAAAAGATCATAAACTCCTTAAGCTACATGCAGTTAGATAGCATGATAAAAGCAAGTTGGTTCTAAAATAAGACACACCCAAAGAACCTTCAGAACAAACGGTGTGAATCTGCTAACTTAAAGCAGGCAACTATATAACCTAGTTGTGGTACCAATGAACAGACCCATTGGCTGGTTTTCGGTGATGCAGAAGCAAGACCTATATGGCATTTCCTTGAGTCCGCCATACATAGACTATGTTTACAATTTAACTGTCGAAGGACAAGTTAACTTCACCCTGGGCTGAGAAAACAGCCTTCTTACCTTCACGATCCATCAACCTCTTATTACATGCAGAAATTGCTACTGCATTTTTTCCTTGATTGACAATGCTTAGAGGCAAACCTTTGTTGAAATCAAACACAACTTGTGGGCACATGAAATATATGCCAGGGTTCTTCTTATAAATTCCACTTGCCTCACCAGGATGCTCTCTGAAGAAATCATGAGCCTGTCTTGCAAAAGGTTCACAGAGCTGCCTTAAAGTGTAGTCCCTGAATCTACCACCCGCACCTACTGCACCCCAAGCCTTCACAATTTGAGCAAAGTTTGCTAATGACATGCTTGTTGGCAGATGTTGCTGAAGATTTGGGCGACCTGCTATCTCTGGTGGTTCTATAATCATTGGGATATTCGGGTAAATTGTCATCTCGCTCACTCCTATCACGGCGAGATTCCCGAATAAGATCTTCAGATAGAAATCCTTCAGGGCAATTTTCGTCGCTTGATCCCCCTCTGATAGTCTGACTGCTGGTTGGGCTGCTACTCCTTCTGACGCTGGAATCTCTGCTCTCTCTGTCAAACTCAAGTTGTTGTTTGGGTCGATCAAATGTTCCCAAATGTAGTTTCCAAGCCCCCTTTTTATCTCGTTCTGAAGTTGCTCGGTGATGCTCATCTCCACCCCTTTGAAAAAACTCTCCCTTGTTTCCTTGAAGTTGAGATTGAAAAGTTGAATCAATTGACTTCCTTCCTGTGGAGTCTCCTTGAATAAATTCAGGCCTAAATGAACTTGACCTAACCAAGTTAAATCCGCGGTTTGAATTAGATCGGTCAAATATTGGCCTTCCAATAAACTCTGAACCCTGTCTGTTACTTCTTGCATGGTATCTTCTCGCTCTGGTGGCTCTTGCTGGTCCTTTAAGCAATCCTCCCTTTCTGAAACTTTGATCAACTGATACATCAATAAGTGTGATGCTCGGTGGGTCAGTAATGTCACTATCCTCCAAGAAATCTTCAGGCCTTGGTAAGCTTGATGAACCAAATATTGACTGAAATTGCAGAGCTGCATCTGCTGCGGTGATTGATTCCGTAGCTGCTTGATTGCTGAGTTGATACATGACACCAAAATCAATAAAGAAGAGGTGGGAGTTATCAATGACATTGATTGCATCAAACTCGAATTTAACCCGAGCCGCTTGTAGTATGTTTGGATCACTTGTTGAAATTGGATAATTTGGCCTATAAAGAAAGAATGCAGATCCAGACTGCATTGAGAAACTGAACCCAGCTTGGCAAGCATCATTTTTATCAACGAATCTGGGGTCAAAGTAAATGATTTTCCCTTGAAGTGGTTTCTTAAGCTTAAAGAGGCATGTGACAGAAATGAGGACGGCACCAATGTGAAGTAAAGAAAATTTTTTAGAACTTTCTTTGATTGCTGCCAACTCAGCTTCATCAAACATATTGAACTGGATGACATTAGACATGCCCGTGCAATTAGCTGGCACTGCAATTGAGGACTGAAACCTTTTAACTGCTGAAAGAGTTTTACGATTGAAGGCATTGGCATCACTGTAAATATCCTTCGCATGAATTGAATCAATGAAAATTCTGCCTTCATCACCATTAACCTGTTTAAGAAATTTTTTGACTTGAATGATTGACATACTTCAGAATCAGAATTCAAGCTAACCCCAGCATCTTGACCTAACAAAGTGCATGAAAGGTCATATCCCAAATCCCTTTTGTGTTCTAGCTTGATGAGACCTGACTTGACAAGAATGTCAACTTTGGGTGGTCGTATTGGCTTAATGTTCTCGAAGGGTTCTGAACCTTCACCAATGAAGCATGATCTCTTAACTTGAAAATTATAGAATTTCATTTCATCATTTCCATTCAACCACAATCCAGTTAATGTATCAAGATTAAGTGACTTTTCGTATTTAATAAAATCCAAACCAAAATGATTTGATCTTGAGGATAAGGACAAACTCTCCTTTTGATCAGCTCTGTAATGCAACTCACTTGAAACATGAGACCCATAAGCATAAATCCCTGCTGCCACACCAATCTTTGCACTTAATTTCACTGATGAAATTACTCTCCTGGCGACGCCTGCAATTATTTTTGCGGACAAATTGGATGAACCAAACCTACATTCACCAAACAAACCACCTTCTTTTGATGTTGTGAGTGAAAATCTCTCTTTTGCGGTTCCCTTCAATTTGCTTGAATTCTTGACAAAGAATCTAGTGAGATTGTAGTGGTGCTCCAATTCATTCTCAGACAATATCATGAACAATAGGTCACCTTTATCATAAGCATACATATGCTCCAGGAAGTAAGAGTCAATCACTAGGTGAAGCTCTTGTTTCTGCTTAGCAACAGCCAATCTTGCAGCTATCAATTCAGGTTTTTTGACAATGCCATATCTTGAAAGATTCCACCCGCAAAAGGTTGGGTTGTGTGTGAACTGGATTTTTGCTTTTAGAGAAAAGTGTTTGAGAATGTTTGAGAATTTGTCACTTTCAGGCAATTTCACATTAGCACACATATCATCACCGGCAAAACAAATGGCATGAGCCCTCCGAACATCATATTTCATGAATGTAAAAAGCATGTTCGTTAGTGTGTTGAAGAGGAAAGTACAGAATTCGCCCGTGAACCTCATTATAGCTAAATTACCCAATTTGCAATTCAGATGCATCTTCAAATAAAGGTAATCACTTAGCATAGAATTCGAAACTCCAAGATACTTCAGTAGCTCATACTCAAATGCGAGAGTGTAAGCATCCTGAGATGAATCATAAGCCTCGTAATCTGATTCAGTGCATATGCCACTAAAGTCATATCGTTTAACCCACTCCTCAAGCTCATCAAAATTCTTTTTCTGATGGATGTAAAAACGATCAGGCAGGACTTCAGACACCTTTTTCTCGATGTACCTATTTAAAGGCGCAAATTTGCACAAAATCATATGAGAGAAACAAGCCAAGGTCTGACCTGCTTTGGCATCGCAAAATTTCTTTTCATATTTTGTGCACAATTGTGACTTTATGAAAAGAAATATCTCATTAATCGGCCAATCTGTGGTTGAACGTCCGTGATGTGATCCAATCATGGCGGCATTCTTGCTTATCTTTTTATCCTCAAATTCCAAGACGGAGTCGTCATACATCTTTTGGTTAAAATTGGGATCAAGTGGCACATGCTTCAGAAAAACCTTTAGCAACTCAGGACCATAGACTTTGGCCCTTTCAAAATCATGAGCGTTACGCAATGGATTTTTAAAAACCAATCTCTTTTTAACTGCGCTCCAAAAGGTGAGATCATCATTGGCAAAATGCCTTGGGAAAACTGCTTCAGGCATCATGGCGCAATTGATTTCAACCTTATCACGACTATTTGGTTCATCCTTGAATTGATGACTCCACCCAGTTCGTTCTTTCTTGAATTCTCTCGATTCCCTCGCTTTCATTTCACTTATGTCAAGATTCCATAGTTCACTATATGCCACTGGTAAATGAGTTTTAAGGTTCTCTGGCATTGAAATCTCCTCAATTTCAGGCTCTTCAACAATATCCAACGGCAGAAGATTCAACTCACCCTTAAGAAAAGGGTCACCCTCTAGTTTTATTTCAAAATCATGCCCAAAAGGAATCTGCTTAATCAGCTCAAATGAACTCAGTCTCTCATTGATTGCTTCATTTAGTGCACTAAAATTCCTCATAAGCACCTCAAAGTGAATTGGCGACTTTCTTGAATGATGCTTTAAATTGAGCTGCACAGTTTTTGGCACATACATAATGAGATTCCTTTTATGTCTTGTACAAGCAACAATTAGTGCCTCAATTGGATTCATGAAAAAGTCATCGGAAACAATAAGAACAACACTATGGAATGTACTCCCCTGAGCCTCATTTATGGTCATAACGTCGGGGAAATCAAGTTCATAGAATGACTTGTCTGACCTGGATGTGGTTATGAAACCAAAACTGTCAGCCTTTTCTCCAATTGCCTTCTTGACACTATCAATGGAATCCATCTTGAAAACCCTAGTTTCATGTTCAGCGTAGAAACCTAGGTCAATCGCGTCAGCTGTATGCCCAAACCTTCTTGTTCCAAACAAATAAGGTAATTTGATGTGACTCTGCTTGCATATAGATATAAAATCATTTCCAAGGCTCATCAATTTATGACAGCTGTCAGTGTAGAATCCAGACTGGAGCACGTCTCCAGTGATCGCAATGCAAGTTATCGGACTACGATGTTCAGCCACTAATTCAGCATGATTTGACCCTTCCGCAAATAGGGACTTTACACTCAAACCCTTGGATAGCAAGCTGTCGAAGGATTTCAAGAGAAGTAGATCAATAAAGCCATTTGGGTTCAAGGAGCATTCATCCAAAACAAGGAGAGGATTATTCATTTTACCTAACAGTGTATTTTCAAAGGTCTTGAATGCAGATCTCTTGCTCACTTTAACCTTATCATCATACTGCTTGGAATCAATTTTTTCAGAAATTTGATCAATTATCTTTCTCCTTGGGGCAGAAAAAGAGAAGTTCTGCATTATCTCCCCTTGAATCAACTCCTCTACTAAGGCATATGATTTACCTGAACCAGCAAAGCCCACAAACGGGAAAAGTCTAATTCCAGGAATTGAAATAGTCTTGAGCCCTGATGCCCTACTTGCCTTAAGGTGATTCATTAGTGGCACAGAAATCACATTGCCTGAATTGACCATTTTCCTATTGATTCTTGCTCCAAAGTTCATCGATTCAAAAGCCTCTAGGAGTGTCAATGCTTTATTCACATCAATTGAACATATACTCATTGGAGCGTCAGAGGATACCCCATAGGTTCTTGCATAGACTTTACCAATTGCAGCATGTGCACCTACAGTTTCATCATGAACATCCTTGGGTACGTTAACCTTTGATGACTTGAGGCTGAAGAGGTGCCCTGGCTTGCCCCCAATTTCAATGACACGCAAATCAGGTTGATCATTTAGTTTGATGACTGAACTTGCATAATATATGTAAACACGCATCCCTAACTCAGCAGAGAAAATCTCAAGAAGTTTGGATCCAAGTGGGAGATCATCACTTACATTTCGCATGGCATCCTTAACAACTGGGTTGTTTGAACTCATTAATTTACATATTAATGACTCGCTGCTTACGCCAATAGTTTCGCCAACAGCTCTAAAGAAACAGTCATTCTCCCGTTTTTTCTCATCTTGGCTGCTGGATGAGCATGATGTGGAATTGATTGACTTAATTGGATTAAGCTTTCTGAAAGTTAGAGATATTCTCCCACCTGAACATTCAGTGACACCATGCTTGTGACTAACTTGGAAACCAGCTGGCATGAGTATGGATTTACCTTCAGTGAGGAACATGGATCCATTGCAGGATTTGCCCTTGTAATTGAAGTAGGCTTGGCCTCTCAGATTAACAGTGAGTATCTCGGCATCCAGGGAGAGATTTGGCTCATTGTCGGAATGAAAACCAAGTGAACTGCCATCATCATACAATTGTATCAGCATGCAATTGAAATTGTACTCCAGCAATGAGTTCACTGACAGAAAAGATTCAATCCATGAAGGCCATCCATGTGAGATGTGGACACCACCATTGTAAGAGTAGCTTGAATTGTCCTTTGAGTACCAGCGTGCACTTCTATTATGAAGCCTGTCTGTGACTTGAATATTCACCAACTCAAGGCCCTGAACTGATTTAGATGGTAAATTAATACCACATGAACAGACTGAATTGATGAATTTACCCTTTGACTGATCCTTTGGAGTTTGATCACCCCTATAAGATTCTTGGCTTTGATGATCCGGATCTTCAGCTTCATCATTCTTAATTTGGTCACTTGCCTGGTGTGAAGTGCATTCAGCCGAATTTGAATCTACACTCTCAACCCATGTTAGTTGAGGATAACTGTATGTGATGCTCAGGGTGACGGGGTTAAATGAATAGTGCCCCAATTCAGCATTGTATTCGGAGATGTCTGCTGGCCTGATTCCTCTTGAGCATACATCAGTGTACACGTCATAGCTAAATGACATGGACTTAGACTCTGAGTCAACAAGCATGCAGTTGCTTTGTCGCATGCTATAACTTGATGAAGATCTATTTTGAGTCCAGAGAGCAGACAGTTTAGCCTCTGCTTTCCTGAATAAATCCAGTGCTATGTTTGAAACTGAATTAATTTCATTAAATAGCCTGCAGGTTTTGTTATTGGTCAAATCCAAGTGAACGCATTCAAGTTCAATTGAGAGGCTGTCTGCTTTAGCTATCCACCCTCTTAGCATTTGTGTAATTGCAGTAGATCCTGGTGGGAAGAGACGCCTTAAGAAAGGTGACTTAATTGTCCAGGAATCTACACAATTTTTGATTAGCCCTAGTGCGCTCCACATGCTAGTCTTGTTGAATATTTTGACTCTAGTGATAAGATCAAAGAAATCACCAATCAGCAATATTTCATCTGGAGAAGGGTTGGAGTCAGACAGTTGCCTCAACTTAGCCAAGGAAGATTCAGCATCACCTTTCTTTAAACAAAGCATGTAAGAGAGGATTTTTTTGAAGACCCACGTTCTAATCATTGTGCCCTGGATTTTCTCCTGATGTACATTAATTTCAATCAGATTTTTGATATCCATGCAATCAAAGTCTCTAAAAAATCTTCTTGTTTCAACTACTTTGCGCTTTTGTATTGAAAAGAGGTGATTTGCACCTATGCTTTCAATCAAGCCTATTGAGTAGAAAACTTCCTCTCCATTGGCCATGAAGGAGATACCGTTGGTTTTAAGTAACCAACAACTATTTGGCTGTTCATATGGCTTGCCTTTGGATCTATCTGGGAAAAAGAAAAGTGATTCACCACGCACCTCAAATGAGTAAGCAATAGAATTGAAACTACGAGTTTCATTAACTAGAAGCTCAGGTGGGATCACAACGGTGGCAAGTATGCATTTTGGATTTACTTCAAAAAGAAATGTTTTGAGATTATCTACACTCCAATAATGCATCTCATCATGTAAAAAGAAGCAATCAGGTTTAATTCTTGAGTTGGAGAACCTTCTTTTTACATTGGCACAAAATAACTCAAATGAGCTGTAACCACCTGCAATTACAGATTCAGCCTCATATCTGAATGAATCTTTAATGTCAATAACACGATTAATAATTTCCTTCGTGCTTTCGGCATTAATTTTGCGCCACATGTACTCAGCTTTGCTTTTTTTAATACTCATGAATACAAGAAACTTGAATTCACTGATTAAGTTGGAAACCACAGAGAACAGCAAATGATTTTCTATGGTTTTGGACACTGGATGCGGGTGTGTCCTTGAGGCTATTGGAGCTAGTTGAATGCCGCATTCATTCAAGTAAATTTTCTGACTTTGACTTAATGCGAAAGCAAAGTTTTTTGACAAATCTTCAAACCTTGCGTTGTTTGCATTGAAGTCATCTCTTAAAAATGCATCTGTCACATTGCTTGGCAATGCATTAAAGTAGTTTTCTTCAGCCATTTTGATGTTGAAAGCCATTGTTACAGTCTTGCGTGTTGGTACACTGGTCTTGTCTAGAATGATGATATTCTAGTTTGTCTAATCTGATTTGACTCAGGTTAGTTTGGTTTT